AACTGGCCCGTCACAGTTACGTTCGTGCTGAAAATGTTCGTGGTCGAGAGGGCGTTCGACGCATAAATATTGCCCGTGACGCTGATGGTCGACGTGGCATTCGAGAGGGTCAGGGTGTTTGCGGATAGGGACGGAGTCGTGACGCTCGAGACCGCAGTAAGAACCTGGGTATTCAAGTACGGAATCGTAAACGTATCATAAAAAAAGGTTGTGTTTGATATATTTGATGTCATCGCGCCCGCGACCGAAAACGTGTCGGACACAGTCTCGGATCCTGCGACGTACAGGTTAATTCCCGGGGGGGGTGACGAAATAGCCCCGACCGTCACGCCCGCCCCGTACGCGACATTTCCCTGGACCGTTGTCCATTGGGACGATGTTATCGCGATGTTTGAGGCGGCCGTGACCCTCCCATACGTATCGACAATCACCCGGGCTACATTCGCGGCCGATCCGTACTGACCGCTCGTCACTCCACTCGAGGGCAATACATTCAATGGGACCATTCCAAACGCTAAATTGGATGCATTCAGGTTCGACAGTGTATTTCCAAATGTGAGGAAGGATCCCGTTACAAACCCAGCCACGAACAGATTTCCCGAAAATACGCCATCGCCAGCAAAAATGTTAGCGTTCGTCGAAAGGACGTTCGATGCAATGACTATACTCGCGGGCGGACACGACGAAGTCGCCACGGTCATGCTCGGTATCCAACCCCCGTTCGTGATTGAATCACACATGGCCCCTCTTATTTTTGATGGAGATTATAACTAATAGCCCAATCAACGCAATCGCGCCCAACACAAAGAGTTTCTGACGCTCGCCCGTCCCGTCCCATGGGACCGGGGTAGGGAGGCTTTCGGGACGCTCTGGATTTACGGGAACAAATTCGGATTCAAACCTTAGCATAAACATGTTCCGGCCGAGATCGCCCGAGTCGTAAAACATGTTCCCGTTGTTCGGTTGGCGCCACGTGACCGTGAGTCGTTCAACTTTATCGACCCTGGATGGGAATTGTGTCGATATTCTGTAATTTGCATTGTAAAATTCACTGTTCGCCTGGACCTTGACTGGGATCGTGGCGAATGAACCATAGAATGCATTCGAGGTCGGGACCATCACGTTACTTACATTCTTACTCAGGGCTGCGGCCGTGAGGTGCGCCGGTGTCCTGAGTTCGAGGATATCGAGCGTGATAAATTGTGAGTTTTTCATACCCGGGAACATCGCCGTGAGCAGTTCCACCTTGGTCACATTTGTGATCGGGACCGTAAGATGGAGCGTGTACGAATTTGAATTCGGAAACAAACTTTGGTCCCGATTGTCCGAATCGACGTAGACGATCGTCTCGTGATGAGACATGACTACTAGGGCCTAAGAAATTAGGCCTGGGCCTCTGTCCAGAACAGGTTGACCTGGGCGTTTCCGCTCGTGGATCCGATGGTTGTAAGTTGGATCAGAAGAACGTCCGGTCCGTCCGGGAACTGCTGGTTCCCACCGATGGGCGAATTGGTCATTTCCTTGAGTCCCGTGAGGTCGAGATTGTTTTGATTGTTCGCCTGGACGATCGTCGAGAAAATGCGTTCGCCCGGGCCGGCCAGGCCGTTAATCAAATTACCTGGGTAAAATTGTGCAAAACTGGGCTGGGACCCGTTCAGAGGCGAATTCACATTGACCCATTTGGTCGGATCGAATGTGACACCGGACGGATTGAGGAATCCGACCGTGTTTACGGTGATAGTACTCGTCACCTCGAGTTTCTGAAGCAGGAGTTGGGCCCGATTCAAAAGTTCACGGTTCCCGAGGTCGCCGACGATACCGTTCGATACGGTCGGTGCGAGACGAATCGCAAACACGTTGTAGGCGGCCGTTCCACTGGTCGCAGTCAGGGTCACGGTCGTGTTTGCATAATTGAAAAAGTACCCACGGTCCTGGTCAAACATACCATCCATGAGAAGGGCCGAGCCCCAGTGCGTGAGGCTCGGTGCACACGTGACGCTAATCAGGTTAACGGACGTCGTCGCGTTATGGTTCGACGATGGTGCACCCGTAAAAGTTCTGTTCGTGTCCGCGACGCTATATGTCATGGGGGCCCCGCGCGTGAGTCCGGTGAACCCGGACGCGGTCTTGCCCGTGTACGTAATTTGTTCATTGTCGATGAGGAGCGTCCCGACCGATGGGAAATATGTCGTCGGGTCCGAAACGGTCAGGGTCGTGTCGGACGGCCCGATCGCCTGGGTGAGAGTCGAGGCTGCCGGGGAGCACTCATTTATAATTTCGTACCGGACGGGCATGTTTCCGGTACGCATGTAGGCTTCGTCATTCACGTTATTGTTTTTGATCCGGTGCGCGTAGACCCAGTTTCCGTCAGCCCCGCGCATCATAAAATCCACAAAACCGGCGCCGTACCACGTGTACTGGAGCCCGAGCATTTGCATCTTGGTCTGGTCGAACCGGAACCCGGACGCCCCAAGCCCGTCGAGCGTGTCACGGTTAAACAGACTCTGGGGCGTCCGGAAATCTTTGACTTTACAACACTTCACGGGCTGAGAGGTCTGTATGTCGCTCGTGCCTCGGTAGGGCGGATTGAAACATAAAAGACCCTGGCCCAAAATTTGGGTGACCGTGTGCGTCATGCCCCGAATCACGATTCGGTCATCAACCTTGAGTTGGTCCTGGAACCTCGTGTTTACCGAAACGGAATTAAACGACCCTGATATAGGCGTCGTACCACCCGTGATGGGCGGCCCATTGTACGGTTCGAATGCGATCGTGACAGTTCCTGTACCTTGAGTTATACCAGTCACCCATACTGGTCCCAGTACGCTCAAAACTCCCGGAAGAGCCAGGATATAGTCCCCGATTGCAGCACCCGATGTATTGAGCGTAATAGTCGCATTCGAGGACCCGGTCGGGATGAGCGGCCACGAATTTACGGCTGAGAAAGTCGTGCTGTTGGTCTGTTGTCCGACGAGCAATTGTCTGTTCGCCCGGACCGACACGTACCCATCGAGTTGAAATGTCGATGTTCGGCGACACACGAACAGGGTCTGGCCGTCAAATTCCCAGAATAGACCGTTCTGATCGTCAAATGTACCGGCCCGGACGGATGCGCCACTCCAGTTCGAAATGATGAAACGGGGCTGTTCTGCAAATGTCACCGTGCCCGTCAAAGTCGAACTCACAATAATGGTCCGCGAGTCCGGGACGGACTGGATCATGTACGACCCGTTGAGTCCGGCGGGCGACGCAACGCCCCGGAGAAGAAGGATCGAGCCGACCTGTGGAACACCGTGGGGCACGTCGGTCACGATAGTCGCGGTCGTTCCCGACAGGGTGATACTGACCAGGTCGTTGTTCGGACAAAAAACCGTCCCCGAAGACCACAGGAGCCCTTTGCCGGACTGGTACCTGAACACCTTTTTGGACTGTCGAATGAGTGACGCGCCGTGTGAAGGTTGTCCGAGGCCCAGAAACACACCCCCGTCAAAGGGTCGGTGTATCACAGTCGAGTACGGCTGAGTGTAAATGTTCGCGGTCGCCGCGAGTGCCGCGGCCGTCACCGTCTGGGAACACACGATATTGAATGTGTTAGCCTGGAGGACGTTCGATACGAAAAAAGAGCCATTGAAATTGGTCCCGGACGAATTGGCCGTGATGGGCGTCCCGGCAATCATACCGTGTGCGTATTGGGTAAAGACCTGAACGTTCGCGGACCCATCGGCCGTGATTCGCTGGGCCGGAATTTTGAGAGTCCCGCCCGCGTAAATGCCACCCCGGCGCAGGACCGTGTACGCGGTCGATATATCGGCGGTCGACGTGACCTGACCCTTGGCGGAATAATTACACGTGTTCGAGGTCGTGTTGTTATTCGATGAGACCAGAAAAAACCCCTCGGCACGATCGGCCGTCTTGGTCGCATTCGCAAAGCCCGAAACGGCAATGACCGACCCGATCAGGGGTACATTGTTTGAGAAATAGACTGTTATGTTCGAGGTCGGGGCCGCACCATCCGTCGCGACATTCGAAACGGTAAAGTCCGTCCCGGGAACTTCAAAAAAACTCGGAAACTTGCGAAGTTCGTGGTACGTTTGCCACTTGGTCGCTTGGAGGCCGTACTCGAAATCGGCATCAATCAGAGATTGACCCAGAGACACACGCTGACGTTCTATAGCGTCCGTCCCAAAGTCGTAAGGGCGCGTCGTAACGATCCCTTGATACGGGCTCCCCTGGGTCCCGTTTATGTTCATTATTAATAGGTACTCACGTTTTTTAATTGGCCGATTCGATTTCGAGCGTAAACGCCCAGTCGATCCCGTTATTGTTCAGAATGGTCCCGAACCGATCCAGGACCGTCACGGTCAGACGGTCGAGCCGGTTTGAACGGTCCGTATAAACAACCTTCTGGGCCCAGTTTCCACTCTCGGTATAATTCTGGATCGAACCGTTCCCCCCGGTCAGGGGGACCTTGTACGTAATCTGCTGGTGGTCGAGCGAGGACGTTCCGACCTCGGCGATCCATATTGTCAGGTACGTATCGAAATTGATAATGTACGAGTTTTTCCCGACCACGTTCGTTCCAGTTTGACCGTCCGTGAACCCCATGAACGCCCCGAGCGTGAGTGGCCCGACCGTAAACGTCACGGTCCCGGAGTTGGACACGAACTGAATCTGGTTCGTGACCCCATTGAGACCGAATGTTCCGACCGCATTCGTCACGAGCGAATTGATACCCTTTATGAAACTGTCCGAGTTGTAATTTCCGGGAGGGAGTGTGTACGTAATGTTGTTCAGGGTGATTGTGTTGTAGGGCGCTCGGATATTATAAAACCCGACGGGGATCTGTGCATCCTTCAGGGCGACGCTCCGGACGGCCCTGTGAGCATTTCCGATGATCGCCGTCACCTGGAACGGGTTTCCGTTGATTTTGGTCACGGCCGCCTGGCCCTGTCCGGCCGTCAAAGTCACGACACCGGCGGCCGATGCCGTGTCGATATGAATCTGGTACTTGTTCATTCGTACTAAGTGTACGTACTTTATTTATCGAGGAGCGACCCGCCGATCCCGTCGGATATAGCATAATCGCGCATCTGGTCCCGGACCATGTCCGAGTCACCACACAGGCCACCTGGGGTCAGACCGACCGTGAAGTACGCCGCCTTGGCACCCGGCCCTGGGGTGCACTCCATGTTCGGCTTGATCGCAAACAGGTCCTTGGGGTCCCGGCGGACGTTCGGCCCGGGCGTCACGTTCAGTTCGGCATAGCCCGACCGGGACGAGCCCTTCGCGAGAACGTACAGGATCGCCGCGAGAAGCCCGACAATCACGAGACGGGTCAGTATCTTTGCAAATTTGTAAACGGCCATTTGATTTTTAGCAATATTATTTTTTCACATGCGTTAAAGCCAGTGAGGACTTTTCTTTAAAATTCTCAGGAGATGGATCTTACGTTCGCGACCGGTGCGACGATGAATTTGAATGATGAAGAGCAGACTCTGTTGGATGAAATATCCGTCCAGATGCCCAGTAGCAAAAAAGTCACCCTGAAGCCCAAGGCGCCCCGGCCGAGCCCGTTTGCGAGACGGGCCCCTGTGGCCCAGGCTCAGGCACCCGATGAAGGTCTTGACATGTTTGCGAATCAGGGGAAACGGACCGCGTCCGCACCACCGCCCCCTGAGGAGTTTGATGATGGCGAGATGCCCTTTGAGGATGAGGAGCCCCAGCAGCGCCAGGGTGGCGGTGATCAGGTGCCGGCCGATGGGTACAAAACGATCGAGGATGAGAAGGCGGACCTCCTGAACAAAATTTCACGCCTGGCCAAAAAGGGGATCGCATCGAGTCAGCGTCTTACAATCTATTCGGACATTGAGGATATTCGGACCGAGTACAAGCGCATGACCTATTCCATCGAGGTCGACCGGTCGATCAAGTTTCAGCGTCGCATGCTCGTGGCCTGTGTGACCGGTCTCGAGTTTCTGAATGACAAGTTTGACCCGTTCGACATTGAACTGAACGGATGGTCCCAGAACACGATGGAGAATGTTGACGACTACGACGGAGTCTTTGAGGATCTGTACAACAAGTACAAGACAAAGATCCAGGTGGCCCCCGAGGTCAAACTGATTATGATGGTCGGCGGGTCCGCAATGATGTTCCACCTCTCGAACAGCATGTTCAAGGCGGCCGTCCCGAACGTGACCCAGGTCATGCAGCAGAACCCGGACCTGATGCGCAACATGGTCGACGCGGTCCAGAAGACGAATCAGTCGAACGGACGCCCTGAGATGCGCGGCCCGGGTATGGATTTTGGGTCCCTCATGAACATGATGGGGCCGGGCATGCCCCAGGCGACCCGTACCGCCGACGTCGAGTCCGTCTCGGACATTGTCTCGATCGATGCGGGCGACCCAGACACGCGCGAGGTTTCCATGGGGGCCTCTGAGAAGAAGAAGCGGGGGGGCGGTCGCAAATCGACCAAGAAGGAAGTTTCTCTCTAGATACTAAGAGATGGAAGAGTGCATAAAGGACGACGTGCTGACCCCGGGCGATCCGATCGGCCTGAACTGTTGTTCGAACAATGGAACCAACGGCAACTGGCGGGCCGGGTTTTCGTGTCGGTCACTTCAGGGTCTCACGATCATGAGCACTTGGCAAGGTTTCCCAGTATGGTTCTGGGTCGTGCTGTTGATTGTCGTGTCGACGATCGTACTCACCAAAATTTTACTCAGGTAAAGTATGGTGTCGTACGCGCCGTTTGACGACCCGGTCGCGCCGAGACCACCATCATACATCCCAATGGAACCCCGACAAAACATAAGCATCGTCCGGGACGCGACCGAGTGCAACTACCTCCTCATGTTTTTCGTCGGGAGTGTCTTTCTTCTCGGCCTGGTTGATGCGATGCGATGAATAAAAAAATAAGAGACTTGTTTCAGAATGGGCCGATACAATTACCTTTCGTGGTATCGGCTAAAAAGTAATCAGGAGCATCTGTTCCTCAAGATTTCCGGAAAGGGATACCTTGAGTACCAGCCCAAAACATTCGCCGAGGCAGATGCGTACGCTCAGGAGACCATCAGGGAGACTCGCGAGATTCACCAGGTTCTCGCCCAGGACCGCAGGGGTCTCATCGTCACGCTCGATCTTCGCGAGTGTCCGTTTGAGGATGTAAATTTTACATTTTTTGTAAAGTACGCATTCACGGCTGCGAATCAAGGGGGCGACGTTGAGCGTCTCGATGTCATCGGGGCAGGAACCTGGTGGCGGTTCATCGAGGCTATTTTGCCACAGTACCTCCGGGACCGGATCAGATTAATCGAATAAACACTTGGAGGTCGGGACTGGCGCCGCCGTCCCGGGGAGTACAAACCCACCCTCCTGGTACACCTTGAGTCTCTTGCGGTACATGGCATGGAAGACCGACCACTGGTCCGCAATGTCGATAATGAGCGGATCGTTTGATTTCCCGGGCGTCTCGCGCATGATTCGTCCGATTGACTGTTTGATGTCTGACTTGGGCGTGGCCAATATGACCGTGTCGAGTGCCGGGATATCCAGACCTTCATGGGCCAATTGAAACGTCGCCACAACCACGGGACACTCGGCGGACCGGGCCAAATCATCCTCTTTCATACCCCCGATGTAGAGTCCGGCGAGATCTTTCAATTTTGAGTGTAAATTGAGACAATGGTCCCGCCGATCCGACAGGATCAGAACGCGCCTCTTGTTTTTCAGGGCCCGGTGGGTCTCTCGGATGATCAGTTCGTTCCGCTCTTCAATTTCGACCAGAATATTAATCATACCGGCCATGTTCAATTGGCCGAACCTCGTGAGCGGCGGGGACTCTTTGAAAAGACTGGACGAATATGGCACGGTCACGACCGATGTTGATTTCTGGTCCGTCCGTTCAATCCTGAAAAACTCGGGACCCAGGAACCAGTACAGTAACCGGGTCAGGCCATCCTTACGCTCGGGCGTCGCCGTGAGCCCGAGCGTGTGCTTGGGACAAATTTTAAACATAAATTGAGAAAATGCGGGTGCGCCAATGTGGTGCGCCTCATCAACAATGAGGAACCCGATGGAATCAAAGGCGGTCTCGGCAAATTCACGTTGGGACATGGTTTGGATCATGGCGACGACAAAATCTTTTTCGATATCAAAGAGGTCACCCTGGACCCGACCGATCGTCGCTCCCGGACAAAATTCTCTGATTTTGTCGATCCACTGGTTCGCCAAAAACTCTTTGTGGACCACGATCATCGTCCGAAGTTTTAGATGGGCCGCGAGGGCCAGACCGATCGTAGTTTTTCCGAATCCGCATGGAAGTGAAAGGACCCCGCCACCCTTTTCGGTAAATGCGGCCGTCCCCGCGTCAAACGCCTCTGGTTGTCGGGTCGGGTCTCTCAATTTTCCAACAAAATTGATACCGGGTGCTGGAGCACAAGGAAGGCGAACGTCCCGGGTCGGTCCGGTGGAGGAGTAGTACCTCGGGACGATGAGGCCCCCTGGAACTTTACGAAACACCCTGAACGAGGCTGATCCGATCCCGAGAGCATTCACAATCGGGCGGACCGTCAGGTCTTTTTTTAGGTCCGGTCCCGCATCCGGTACGAGAACCCCGTGGCGGGTCAACATATCCGAACGGCGTTATTATTTTCTAAGTATAGAATATATGGAGACCGTTGATGGATGCGTCGAAACCTTTAGCATGTGTATGCGGAAAACCGATCCAGGAGACCAGGGGATGCAAAAGCAGCAGCAGATCCAGGAGGCTCGTATGGACATTCCGAAAAATTCGACCGAATTTATCGGCATGCCGATAAATTCGGCCGATACGGCAATCTTCAATAAGGTTGGTCAGGGGATGCTAACGCCGGCCCAGGCTGCGGCGGCGGGCATTCCGCTAAATTCGGCCGATACGAGAATCTTCAATAAGGTTGTTGATCAGGGCCAGGTCCAGACTCGGGCTCAACTCCCATATGTAATGGCCAAGACCGTTATGGTCAGCCGTAACGATGGAAAAAATGAGTTTATCAATTTGATCGGGATGAACATTTTTGACGAATTCGGGGACAAAATAAACGATGGCCTGACCGGTATCCAGTCGAGTCAATACGCCGACTTGAGTTCTCAAAATCTTATAACCAGGGAGAAACTGGCCCATACGCAAGCCGGTCCGAAAGAGTTTCTCGGGATCGATCTCGGGCGCGAGCGTCCTGTATCCAAGGTTGTCGTCTACAACCGAACCGACTGTTGTATGGAGCGTATCAACGGGTGTATGTTGACCCTGAATGACCAGGCCAGTAGGACCGTCGGAGAAATGACACTCGATGGCAGTCAGGTCATGTACGTCTACACGGTCGGTGGTGGTGGGAAGGTGTTTCAGCCTTCGATGAATGACGCTTTAGGGTTTAATGACGCTATAGGGACTGTTAACGTCGGTGATGGTGGGAATGTGTTTCAGCCTCCGATGAATGACGCTATAGGGACTGTTAACAGCGGGACTGACAAAAGGGCGTTCGAAAGTCTCGGGCTGAATCTGAAGAACATTTTTGGAAATATGAAAAGAGTGGGATACACGATGGAAGGGTCCCCGTATTCGCAAATTTCTCGAAAGAATTACTGGAAGTACGCCCTGGTCGTCATTTTGTTCCTGGTCACCGCGTACCTATGTATGACAAAATAAAGTGCTCGCGTCCTTCCCACACCTTTTTACTCAAAATTATTTCAACCTCGTCGCCCCTTTCAAGTTCCTGGACGGTCTTCGATCCTTCGACCCGACACATGACCCGACCGTACCTGAAAGGGACTTTGACTCGGCGAATTGAACCTTCCAGGTTCAATTCCAGATACTTTCTTCCGTCCCAGTCGTAGTACGGGGTGTGTACTAGGGCCCGGACCATTTTTTTGAATACATTGGGTATCTTTATATCAACCGCCACTATTATCTCCGCCGCCGTTGGCTTCGGGTGCGGAGTCCGCGCTTTGACCATAGTTAGGATCAACGACGCACTTACACCCATCATTACAATATTCGTTGTACGCGCACTGCCGATCATCTTCACAGTTACACCCTCTCGCGCTCCGTTTCGCAGCTACAGCCGCGGCTGCATCCGCCGCCGCCTGCCGGTCCGCGACCGCTTCCGGTGAGTTGTATATCACAAGCGCGGCAGCGGCTTCAGCCGCCTGCGCAGCAGCTGCAGCCGCCTGCGCTTCTGCGATCGCTGGCGCGACGATGCCATAGGAACTGGCGAAACTGTATTGTCCACAACATGGATCGCCACTATTAAATTTACAATAATCATCTATATTCGGATAACTTCCGGCAAAACTTCGTTTCCTCGCGTCTCCAGTAGGCTGCCCCTGTGATCCGTATTTCTGGCCACACTTGAAATAATTTTTATCGGGCCAATTGGATCCGTTCCGAATCGAATTCCATAAAGGAATGTTAGCGCATGCTGGATCGACCCTGACGTTTTTCACAGGAATTAGAGACGTCAGCTGATCCTCCGACGTAGTACATCCATCTACATCGCACGAATAAGTATACGTACCCAAATTTTGTATAACTGCATACCATCATCGAAGAAACAATATTCATCGAGAGTTTTTGCTTGAAGACAGTCCATATTTGGAATCTGTACCGTCGCTCCCGTACTGTCCGTGGCGGTTTCGGTCGGGCAACACGCCCTCCAGCACGTTGACAGGTCGTCACTGCTAAAGCCGCTGATGCGTCTGAAGAGCAAGATTCCCGCGATGATCGCCAATAGAATGATGATCAGGGTCCGCTTCATACATTATGCAAAGACTATTTCCGGAACAGATGTCTGGCAACTCCACTCGTACCCGCTGACTCGTCTGAGAAGCAAGAGCGCCGCAATGATCGACAACAAAAGAATGATAAAAGTCTTCTCCATATAATGTAGTATGGATATTATCGTAGACCGGGCCCTGAACTATGGATTCTGGGTATTCGGGGGATATGTTCGCGACGTGGTTGTATGTGGGCAGACCAAATACAACGACATCGACATTGGATGTTCGTGGGACCAGATGAATTTACTTTCAAAATTTATCGGAGACGCAAAGATTCTGGATGATACCCTGGAGAGGACTGGGCGGACCCGGCACATCGTGTATCCATTCGTACGAAGGATTATAAAACTCGAATCGATCGATATCATCGTTTTTTCGAGTTTTCAGGACTTTTTGAACCAGCCCCTGGATGTCTCCTGTAATTTGTTTTATCTTTTACAGGGTCGATTGTACACTCGAGGAAAAAGGGATTATACGGAACTTACAAAACAACGAAAATTCGTGACGTTTGAATATATAAGTGAAGGTCGGAAAAGAAAGTTGTTAGATAATGGTTGGTCAGAAGCTTTCGGGAGCGTATGATGATACCCCCTTCTCGGTGGTAGCCGAAGCATCTCGTGACGCCGCCTCCTGAGCCTGCTTAGCCTCCGCCGCCTTCTTAGCCTCGGCAGCCGCCTGTGCTGCCTTCTCATCCGCCATGCGCTTGGCCGCCGCCAACTTCTCCTGGATCGCCGCCAGGTTCGCCCGGGCCGCCACAGCCTCTGGTGAATTGTACGCCGCCTGTGCCGCCGCCAGGTTCGCCCGGGCCGTGACCGCCTCTGGTGAACTGTACGCCGCCTGCGCCTCGCACTTTTGCGCTCGCGCCCACACGTACCAGGTTGGATCGGCCGCACAACATTTGTTGTACCTCCGGGGTGTATTTTTAGAAATATCCCAGCAGTACCTGTGGAGATTCGGAACGCCGATAACTTCATTCCAGTCTATATTACAAGGGATGGCCCATGCGGGTTTCTGACAGTCCCCGGAGGGGTGCAACACAGTCCCACCCAGTTCGGTACATTTACACCTATCGGGCTGAGCAATTCCCTGGCAATTTTCGGGTTTTCTATCATAGTTCGAAGTCCAGGTTTCACCGTTGTGTCTACTATGATATACAGGACCGAGGCAAGTGCCGTAATATCCTTTCGTACATGTAAAAGTGGTTTGGTTGGGAGGCCATTCGCTTGTATCACCCTCGTCAACTCCAAACAATTCTGCAACGGCATTTCCAAAATCTACAAGTCCACCCAAGACTGCCGTTGCCCCTGTATCCAATGAATCTCCTAGAACATTCAAACCGGCCTTGAGCGTCCCGCCGACATCTCCGCGGTCCGCAGCGGCCTGCGCCGCGGCCGCCGATGCCTGGACGTCCGCAGCGGCTTTCAGTATGGACTGGTCTGGGTTATCGACTACATCGGCACCCCATGCCGCCACTACCGCCGCCGCTGAAGCGAGTGGAGCCGTTATCGCCGCAACAGCAATTGAAGCCGTCTGTGCTGCGAGTTCCAGCGTCGCCAATGCCGCCGCGTCAGAATCTCCTGAGGCTGCGGCCTTATCAAATTTGTTGGCCGTTTCCTCAATCTGATCGGATTTTGCCTGGAGAACATTGAAAGCCCTCTCTGGATCTCCTGACCCGACCGTACTGAATGTAGCCGCGGCTCCCGAGAAAACCGCGGCGGCCGGTGCCTCAAGTGCCGCTCCCGCCACCGCCAGGCCGCCGGCTATAGTCGCGGCCGTGTTTTGAAGGACCCCCCCTACATCGGGCGGGTGCTTATTGGCCGCGTCATCGATTGCACTTGCGGACGATGCTACAGCGTTGGCCTGGGTTCCGATATTGGTCACGACCTTGGTGGCGTCACCAGAAAGGCCCGCCTTGAGTGCACTCACACTTCCGGCCGCGACTGCCGCGGGGACTGCGATGACCGCCTCGACCGCCGTCGCCGCGGCCAATCCAACAACCGCTGCCGCGTGACCCAAACCACTCGCGATGCTTGCGGCCGTCGGAGGATCCTTGGAGAATTCCCGCGCCATGCCTTTGCCCTCGTCAATAGCATTCGTGGCGCTTCGTCCGACACTCGTTCCGATTGACCCACCGGTCCCAGAGACTACACCCGCAATTGGGTCCGCGATCGCATGATATTCGGCTATCGCCATTCTTTTTTGTGATGCGAGAGCGGCCTGCCCGACATCGACGAGGACCCCGGTCGCCGCATTCGTGGCGACGATGAGACCATTGGCCACCTGAGAAACGGTCTGGTCGACGACGGCGTTCCCGGAACCAACGCTCGATGGTGATATCGGCTGTATATGGGTCTTCGCCTTGTCCAGGAGGGCCGCGTCCCCCCCCGAACTGAAGAATCGATAGATTGTTCCGGACCCGATGAGATTTTCGACGGCCCTTTGATTGCCATCGGTATAACAGGAGGGCAATGGACCACTCCCGAGGCCGCCCATCTGAGACGGCTGCATGTCACCCTTGTACAAAATACCCTTGATTTTGCAATATTCTCGCGAATTGACGCATTCGCCCGTGTTTCGCAAGTACGTGTTTTTAGCGGACCCGGTCGAGGTTGATTCGGTCGTGTCGCACATCTGGTGCATGGTCGTACCCTGGACCGTACACGCGCCTTCGGATGGTGCATTCGTAATCATTTGAGACCCGTCTCCGTTTTTGAACGAGTTGAAATAATTCTGGGCACGCCACTCGGTATATGTGTAATTGATAGAATCATCGGACGGGGGGGGCCACGGGGCCGACTGGTGGCACGATGCCTCGTCTTTATACGTACAGACCGAATCCATATATTGACTCGGCGCAAAGACCCGACCGCCGCTGGCCGTACACATCTTACTGAGCGTCATGTTCGAGAGAATCGTCGCATCACCATCGGTGATATATGCCGGATAAAATGTCAAAAAGTCCGTGTCGCTGATCGGACCGTCGATACCACCGGCCTTTATGGCACTTAGCACGCGGGCCTTGATCTCGGGCGCCTCTGACGTGATGATGGCATTTGCATTACTCGTCTGTAGAGCCAGATACTCGTCGATTGATATGTTTTGTTGCATGAAATCGAGTGGACCGAAAAAAGTCGGGAAAGATCCTTGACGGGCCGGCGTATCGGGTGGAAGAGGTCCGCCCCCCTGACACGAGGGTCCGAACGGGACCGAGCCACAGTCGAGCGAAAGATTTTGAAACATGACATCAAACTTTTGTTTCATTTTTAGCAGGTCGGACGTTTGGGTCACGGCCATGTAACCACCGACATCGGCCATATCCATAGCCATACCGACAACGGTCACGGCATCATACAAGGCCCCAATCGGTCCAGTCTCGGCGACGACCGCCTGCTTCGCAGCAAATTGGGCAGCCGTCTTTGCGGCCCTCTCGGTGGCTCGCTCGGCGCCCTCCGACGCCAACTCGGCCGCCATTCTCGACTCAAGACTGCCGCCCGACTGTGCAATTCGGGCGGCCGCTGTGTCCAGGCGACCCGCCTCTCTCGACCACCTGAGACCCAATCTAGACTGGGATTCCATCGATAGTTTTGAAAAAATAGATTTCATCCGGGACGCAAATCCTTGTGACTTTTTCAGACTGTTCTTCAGGGCATTTTTCTCGCCGAGGGCCGCGGCCTTTGCGGTGGCCCTGCTCGATGTATTACTCAGGGCTTTCTTTTCGCCAGTCACTCTGGCCAGGTCATCCGCAGCCTTCTTGGCCGCTTTTTGAGCGGCTTCGTCCCCTGTATTCGCGGCGGCTTTTTTGGCCGCATTCTCGGCCGTTTCCCGGGCCGCTTTTTCCTCGGCTTCCTTGGAGGCTAATTTAGTCGCCGCATCCTCGGCGGCTCTTTCGGCGGTCTCTCGGGCGACTTTCTCTCGTAGAGCCGTTTCGGCCGCCTCTTGAGCAAGTTTCTGATCAAGTTTGTTAATGGCCAAACTAAGAATCAAGGCTGGAACAGACGAAACGATCCCATTTGCCAAAGAATTGACCAGGCTCTCTGGCTCGTCGGATGGGAGCGATGCTCGTTCCTGGACGTTCAGGGGCGCTGGAGCCGGGGCCGAGGCCGGGGCCGGGGCCGTTCCCGAGGTGGGATCCGGGGGGGTCGTTCCCGAGGTGGGATCCGGGGGGGTCGTTCCCGAGGTGGGAGTTTTCTCGGTCGTTCCCGAGGTGGGAGTTTTCCTGGTCGTTTCGTCATTCTTTTTTATAAATTTCACCAATACAGTCACAAGTACCACCAGGAGAACAATTCCTAATGCTACAAATGGTCCACGCGAACTTGTCCTGGGAGGAGTCACTTCCTCCATTTATATTGTCCTATATTTATTTACTTTGGCGCTGGGGCCGCCGCCATTACGGCACCCATGTTCTTGATCTGAAACCGGGAAAATGCCTTGTTTAGGTCACAAGAATATTGCGAATACTGGTCCGAAATTGCGACGAGTTGATCCGGAGTGTTCTTTGCGGCAATAGCCTCGGTCAACTTCTGTTTCAGTTCCTGAACAATCTTGGCCGTTTGCTCAGTGAAACTGGCGGCGGCCTGAGCGGCCGTCATCCCCTCGAATACCTGGGCCGTGTACCGAGAGGTCTCACGACGGGTATACAGAATTGCAAGGATCAAAAGTATAACAACAACGAATGCACCGATCCGGATGTTTTTATCATTCATGTTCATTGTAATGTTACGAAACTTTATTTTTTGGTGAAATAATATAACAGACCGAGTAGAAGAAAGATCCCGAGTAGAATACTGCCCCATTTCTTGAGACCCGCTGTTGTCAAACCGAGACCCTTGAAAAATGCACTGAACCCCCCGCCAAATAATCCACCGGCACCGGCGCCCGCCGCTTCACCGACTGTTTTTCCGACAGTGCCGGCTGCATGCACGATCGAATCCGAAGCCTGTGCTTCGACGGTCGTTGTCACCTTGATAGACCCCCCGGCTGCATTTGATGTCAGGGTCGTGCCAAAGTCGATGACAATCTGAGAATCACTCACGATACTACTGACCGTTTGTGGGCCATCGATAGACGGAACCGTGTTGGACGAACTGATAACCAGTGAATCCGACTGGAGGATAGCGATCGGCGGTGTGAAAAATACGTTGTACAGTGTGTCCGAGGCGAGCGTGATTTTAGTAATTCCTCGCGGAGTATTGTTACTGGCTTCGGCGGCGTCTGCTGCATTTCCATAAGTGTACAGACCAACGCCGGCCGCGGCTGCGGCTGCGACATATTTAACGTAATTCTTCCCGGCCTTCTCGGCGCCTTCCTTTGCGGCCTTCTCGGCGCCTTCCTTTGCGGCCTTCTCACCGCTTTTCTCTGTGGCATTCTCAGCGCTTTTCTTTGCGGCCTGCTTAGCGCTTCCCTCTGCGGCCTTCTCGGCGCCTTCCTTTGCGGCGGCGTCTTCGCTAGCATGTAGGGCTCTCTTCGCGGCGTTCCTCATTTCCGCCCCGGCGGCTTCCTTTTCGGCGTTCCTCAGAGCCGCCCCGGCGGCTTCCTTTTCGGCGTTTCGGGCAACCCCACTGACCCCATTATATGATTTCCTCCCAACAATGTCAAACATACCCATTTGTTATACGTACATAAAAAAATAAGAATATGTAAACTTACAATGAAACTCGTATTCTGTATGCCCGGTCGCCAGTACTCGCGCGAGTTCCTCCTGAGTTGGTCGGACCTGCTCATGCAGGCGAGTGCGCGAGGCCACCAGGTTATGATTTCTCAACAGTACTCGAGTGTCGTCCATTTCGCCCGGGCCAAATGTCTCGGCGGGGACGTCCTCAAGGGCCCGGACCAGAAGCCGTTCCAGGGCCAGGTTGATTACGACGTCATGTTCTGGATCGATTCGGACATTGTGTTCAAACCCGAGGATGTTTTCAAAATTCTCGAGAGCCCGCACGATGTCACGGCCGGTCTGTACATGATGGAGGACCTTCAGCACTTTGCGGTTGTTCGCGAGTGGAACGAGGACATGTTCGTCAAGAATGGAACGTTCAAATTTCTGCGTCCGGATGATATCGAGGGCGCGGCCCAGTACATCCCGGTCGAGTACGCGGGTATGGGCTGGATGGCGATCCGCAAGGGGGTCGTCGAGGACCTCAAGTACCCATGGTTCTGGAGCGACCTTCAGAAGATTGGAGACCTGGTCGATATGAGTTCGGAAGATGTCGCCTTCTGTCGCGCACTCAGCGCCACGGGCCACCAGGTCCATGTCGACACGACCGTTCGGGTCGGTCACCAGAAACTCATGCTCATTTAATTTCAACTTTTAATTCATCGATAGAAGAATAATACCGTGCGAGATCCTTTTTGAATCGCGCATCCTGCTTGGCCCCTGTCTTGACCAACCACGCAAGATTCGCCTTTGAGTACTTTGTGTTTTTTTGATTTTCGGTCGGTTTGCGTGGAGAAACTTTCTTCTCCTTTTGGGGAGCGGTCTCGACCGGCCTCTTGTCTATAAAGGACAGGGCCTGCATGACCGTATCGGCCAAGTCATCCTTCTTTGAGTGCTTATCGAAAAAGGGTATCCAATTCTCGTTCCCCTTTGAGATGAACTCGCGGGCCCGATCGATCGAAGCCTTTTTGCGCTTGGCATACATGGCTTTTCCCGGACCGGCAACGTCCGGAACTTTGTGGCGCGCATCCCAGATGACAACATCCTTGTCCGCGATCAAAAAGTACGTATGGAGGAGATTCTCGATACCTTTCATGCTCCTGTTTTTATCGGGCTGTTTCTCGATGATGACCGTGTGGGCCTCGAGGGCCCACGGTTTCGACTTGAGGTGCCGGACCATACACGGAAATATCCCATCGGCGTGGAGTGGTGGAACCCCGGAGACGTCCCAGTGTGAGATTCGACGATCGACCGGATCGATCAAACACATCGCGAGGTTTTTAATTCCACAATCGATCGAAAGAATCATCTGTTATTTATTAAAGAATATTAGGTTTTTATCTGTAATGGAAGAACTTGTATGTTGGTGGTGCGTGCATTCGCTTCCGTGTCATCCGTGTATCCACCTTCCTATTAAATTTGACGAAAAAAGAAACATTTTCGTGACCAAGGGTAACTTTTGTTCATGGCAGTGCGCGAAGGCGTACGCTATTGACATGAACACGGCCCGGGCCGGTGAGATCCAGATGATTCTGGCCATGCTCAGACGCCGAACTTTCGGAAAATATATTCCGTTATTTGCAGCCCCGAAACGCGGGGCCCTGAAGATTTTTGGCGGAACTTTGACAATTGAAGAATTTCGCGCTTTTGAGGGCGTGCGTGAACCTCCGCCCGTGTGTTTTCCGGATGAGAAACAACTGATCCAGACGGTCGGGGTACAATTAAACGACCAATTTGGAAACCAGGGGGCCGCGGGCAAATCAAATTCGAGAGGAAAATTGGCCGCGATCGAATCCTCGACGAACCAGGGTGACACACTCAAATTGAAACGATTGAAACCACTCGAGCGCACAAAAAGCAAGTTGGAAAATGTCCTAGGAATTACACGCAAGGTTTCTCAGTCCCCGTATTGTTCTCTCTCGACTGGAGCACCCACCTGAACCTCCGCTTCTTGACGTAAAGCGGCAGCCTGAGCGTCGCGCTTGGCCTGAACCTCCGCTTCTTGACGTAAAGCGGCATCCTGAGCGTCGCGCTTGGCCTGAACCTCCGCTTCTTGACGTAAAGCGGCAGCCTGAGTCTGTGCGTCAGCGAACGCAGTCTTATCTCCTGACTGCGGTGTCATCCGAGACATAATCACGTCGAGGTCGTTGAGCAGGCTCTGCCTGCGCCCACCGGTCTCCTGTACGGCGATGGGACGGGTAGATGGCATGCGAGCGCCGACAATCTCATTCCTAGACTTTTCGTATTCAGTCTGGGCTCGGGCCGCCGCTTCCAATTCCAGGCCCACACGGTCCGCCGGTTCCGGCGCCGGTCTTTTGCCGTTTAAATCTGCATTATTTCGCATCGAGCCCATAGAACTGAACGGTTCAGGGACTGGGGCCGCCACCGGGACTGGGGCCGCCACCGGGGCTGGGTCAGGCATCGGGACTGGGGCCGCCACCGGGACTGGGGCCGCCACCGGGACCGGTGCTGGGGGTGTCACTGGAGTCTCGGTGTCCGGGTCCGGAGCGAATTTCAGCGCTCGGGCTGTACTCTCGAGCCACGATGGAACAGCCACCTTTTTGTACTTCATCAAAATGGCAAGCACAACAATGATCACGACAGCGAGAGAGATCACTCCCAGTGCTACATCCATTTATATTGTCACACAAAATTAAACAAACCCAAGTTTGTGTCTTTGCTTATTCGTCGGCTTGGACTTTGGAACGACCGGGTCCGTACTTCGAACCCAGATCGGTCCTATGTGAGCACGCCACTGTATTGAATTTCTTTCTAAAATTTTACGACAAATGACACAGGGCAGAGAGGTTCCGATACCGCCGTCCCGCCGGGCGCGTTGAATGATGAAATCGCCAAACTTTCTGTGGATCCATCGTGCGAGACACCCCCGGTGGACTCCCTGTCTGTGAGCCAGTAGGTTGAGCTCTTTCAAGAGCCTGCGCTCAGCGCAGCACGAACATGAATTGGCCATGAACTTTCCAAGGAGAGCACCGACTCGTTGTGCACGTAATCATCGTCATTTTCTTTCCTAAACAGCATCGCTCCTTCTTATGTAGAAAACGTGTAATGTCTTCCGCACCGAAGTGTCCCGGGCGTCTGTACATTATAAATAAAAATGGAACACGCCCTGCGCGACTATGCCCGTGGGCGCTTCGAGACGGCAATCGGCCCGGGCCCGACCTCGCGGAACGTAGAACGTTCAGTATACAACTGGGCCGTACAGACGACGCGGAACAGCGGCGAAGGATCCAGTTGGGAAAACCGCGCGTTCCGGATGCGGTACAAGCAAAAAGTACTGGGTCTCCTCGCGGAACTCACTCGGGCCCCGGTCATCGATACGGCCCTCGAGGTCCGGGACGGTCGGGTCACAGTGACCCTGACCCCTGTACCCCAGTTGGTCCGACGCATTCGCCGCCGGGAACTCGAGGCAAAGAGTCTCGCGCGCTACTCGGCCGACGTGCTCTGGCCAGAAGGACCCATGGCCACGGCGTACCTGAAACTCAAGAAGCGCGACATGGCGATCGAGGCGACCAAGGCGCTCGACGAGGACTACAGCGGCATGTTTACGTGCAGGCGGTGCAAATCAAAGAAGACGACGTTCTACCTGCTCCAGACCAGGAGCGCGGACGAGCCCATGACGGCCTACATCACGTGTATCGCGTGTGGGAACAAATGGAAGGGGTGAGACATAGATAAAAAAAACATGTAAATGAACAACTATTAGATGACACTCGTTCGCGTCTGGACAGATGTAGGTGGCCGCAAGCCCGTCGCGCTCGTTGCGAAAATTATCGAGCGCGACGGATTCATTTATACAATCACATACCTTTCCGAATCGGAAGATAAGATTTGGCGTTACGAGGAGGAGACGTACGATATAGACGACGATTCGATCGCGGAGTATATCGATGAACCGGTCGGGTTCAGGCCGTACAAGGATGGGTTCGTCAAAATTGACTCGGACGAAGATTACGTCCCTTCTTCTTCGAACGAGGACGAGGACGAAGACGAAGACGAGGACGAGGACGAGGACGAGGACGAGGACGAAGGCGAAAACGAGGACCCCAGCGACGAATGTGAAGAGGAGGAGGAAGAATTTCTGGACGAAGAGTAAATGAACAAGGTTTTGTTGGCGGCCATGGCCCTTTTACTTTTGATACTCGTAATTGGCCGAAAGTCTGAAGGGTGTGCGTGCGGTATCGCAGCATAAAGAAAAATCGGGTCATAGTATTATGACTTCCTCGATCACCACCAGGTTTATCAAGGCATTCGACCCGAAAAACGAAATCCATATCAATTGGCTCCAGGACATGACGACCATGGCCGAGGGCATGACGGACCCCACGGCCCATATCAATTTGATTGAGAATATCAATGCGAACCCCATGAAGGTCACGCTCGACAAGCGGGACGCGCTCGATTGGCCCCATGTTCATTTTGTGCTCATGGCCGTGTACGCCAAGGCCGTCATGAAAGGTCAGGCATTTGTGCCAACTCATTAAAACGTTTTTGATAGAATTCAGGGGTTCCTTCAAATTTGTACAGTTTGCCCGAAAAGGAATATTTTAAATTCTTTTTTATAATTTTATCGACCGAAATGAGATCGAGCATGTTTTTTGTACATTCAAACTTCAAATCGTCAAACTCCCACTGACCGATAGACACGTACGTCAATTCCTTCAGTCGACCCTCGGGCAAAACGAGGTCCCGAATATGATTCGTAACGGGCCACTCTTTTTTCTCTATAAAATGTGTCTCGATCATGTTTCCGATCGTATACGCATCACCCAGGACCCTGAACCCCACGATGGCCGACCGGGTCTCGGCCCCCGTCCTGAGTGTAAAGGCGGCGTTCGGGCTCGACTGGATCGTGTAATAGATTCGATTCCTTTGGTTCGTCCGAGCGCTCGGTGGTCTCGTGGCCAACATTCCTAGTAGGGGCACAGGTTCTTTATCAAAAAAAACGCGTCATGAGGGGCCGACGTCTTAAAAAATTAAAAATCATAAAGACAAAGATATGGAGTGCTCAGTCTGCTACGGAGAGTCTGGTCCCTTCCAGAAGTTGTGCTGTGGGCACGACTTTTGCACGGGCTGTATAAAGAACTGGTACCTTACGGGGACCGGGGACACGAGTTCGTGCCCGATGTGTCGCGCGCCGATCTACTTCCGCGGGTTCCACAAGATCCGGGACCAATGGGACGAGGAAACCTGGGACAACAAGTGTGCCGAGGTGTTCGGGGCTGCCCTTGACGAGTGTTTCGAGGATGCCCAGGAGTTTGCCGCGGATATGCCCCCGAAGATTGCCGCAAGAATATTCGCGACGCTCATTGAGGATTTCAAGGATATCGATCGGACCTACCGAGTCATGCGGAGTGAACAATGTGATCCCGAGTTTATGGAGGATGTTTTCTATTCACAGGAAATCTTCAGTGATCGCAACTTGGACAAATTCACATATTTTGACGAACCGGTCGCCGAAAAAGCGACACGGTACCCCGCACTGACCCTGGGACACCCGAGCCGGGCTCGATGTCGTGCAAACGTAGATCCGTGGGTCAGTCTCGGACTATTGTATTGAGATAAAAAGATGCCCCGTTGATAACATACAATGGAGGCTATCGAGGCCGTTCTGGAACTTGCAAAGGAGCGTGATGAACTCGCGTCCGAACTCGAGACGTACGAGTCGTGGTTCGAGTCGATCGTCGGCAAGGATGTGACCCTGGAGTACAAGCGCAAGAAGAAGCACACGCGGTACATTGATTGTGTCGTGGTCGAGTTCACCCCGGGCGAGGGGTGGGAACTCCGTTCGGACGATGACGAGATTTTCACGGTGTCCTTTGAGGACTTTGTGACCGGCCGCGTAAAACTAAACATCGACTAGGTGCTCGGCGAGTTCCTCGCAAAAATCTTTTAGACCCGGAATAATTACATTCTGGACCATTTCCTCGTCGCGGTCAATATCGTGACTCAGGACCTGGTTGTTGTACTGCTCCACAAGACGCGCATGTACAAGACCCAACATCTGAAGGTACACCTGGACCTGAATCATCTCGTAGTCGACCACGCGTTTGAACAATCGGTTCATCCGATTCTTAATCTCGACCAGGACACGGGACCCATCGGGCTTTTCCTCGATCCGGTCAATCACGCCCCGAACCACAAATGTATGTCCGTTTATCTCAGTCACGTTCAAATTATAAAATGAATTGTCCCGCACGAGTCGCACACCCGTATCAGCCGTGACCTTGGTCGAGGTTCGATCCTCCGAGCGCGTTCCGTGGGTCGTGTAGACCTTTGACCGGACGTGGTCGATGACCTCGACTTTTTGCTGTTCGCTCAGGGACGTATCGGCACTGAGTGCGATCCGGGCCGCCTCGAACGTCCGGGCCGCCTCGGACGAATCTTTGGCCCTGATCGAAACTGCGCCATCCATAATTTTACGCGCGATCGGTGAAATATCGAGCGCCTCGTTCGCGCGATCCACGGTCGTCTTACCCGTAAACGTCTGGGGACTGTACTTTTTCCAATATTCGGACATGATGTCGCTCCGGTGCTTGTACGGATTCCGTCCAATGATCGCCGCGACATCACTCGCCTTGAGGATGACTTTCATTTTCTGTATTTTTAAAGTCTATATTCTCTAACCCAGTTTCTTATAGAGACTGAACCCTATAAAGATCGGAAGTACTGACGAATAGATCAAGAGGACCATACGTTCGGCCGACTTGGAGCATCCACAGTGTTTCTTACGCAGGTTCACTATGTACGATATGGACACGCCGATGTATCCCAGGATCGCCAGGCCCATGGGGATCGTCAGACTTTTTGCAATTTTTACATTTTTGGACAAAATTACAAATTGGAAAAGAATGGCAGCGACAAAAAAGTATTTCATGTAGTCGCGTCGCCAATCCTTGGAACACGCACACCGTTTCTTCTCGAGGTCCGTGACCCACTTGAGAGCTAGGCCCCAAAAGGCTATAGTCACGAGCATCATCAACATTTGATAATGAACTATATTATAATATTTCGGGTGAACAGGATCGTACCACCCGTGAACAGGCACGCCCAGATGATTACATTCAGGATCGCGGCCCTTTTAGGAGAGACCGGGGCCGGGACCGGAACCGGAACCGGGACGACCACGTGCTGCGGTGGTGCCCGGGCGTGCGTCGGTGCCGGGAGTTCCGCTCGACACATGGGACACTTGATCACATAGCACTGGATATGGACCTTTTTGTGACAACATCCGTGTTCGACCACGGTTCCCGAGAGGGGCTCGAGACAAATCGGACACTCGTCCATTTGTTATGATACACAGCGATTAATACATGCCGTACGCGGCGTATGTCGACTTGCCCGTCGGTGCAGCCAGATCGACCGGGGCCGTGACCGGGGCCGTGACCGTAGTCTGAACCATGCCCGGCTGTTGGACGAGCCCCTGACCCATCATCACGCCTGGTTGTTGCGGACCCATCATCATGCCGCCCTGTTGAAAAAAACTTCCAAACATTTGACCCGGGGACGTATCATTCTTAATCTTGGTCGCCAACATTTCAGCCCCGTCCTTCATTTTTTTAGCAGCCTCGGTGCGATCAGCCTCTTTCATCGAGTTGTATTTTTCGGTAAGTTTCTTACCTATCGCATTCGCAACAATGAGTACGGACTCTTTGATCGAAGTCATCACGACCGGAGGGAACTCTTTGAATTCGGCCACGTCAAACAAGGATGTTTTCAGGCCGATGAACCCCGAGGTTCCGGGCCTGGACAAAACCAGGACCAGGGTCAGAAGGACAATGGCCCACAGGGCCATACGTTCGTACTTGTGCATTCGTACAATAGACTTGGAAAATTACTCACGGCTATATCCGGAAACGGTCTGGCTGGGCATGTTCTTTGTAAATGGGACCATAGGGGCCGGGGCAGGTGCCGGCGGGACATATTGCGCCACGGGGGCCGGGCGAGGTGCCGGCGGGACATATTGCGCCACGGGGGCCGGGCGAGGTGCCGGTCGGGCCATAGCCGGGGGCGGGGGGTTCAGCCTACTAGAACCCGAAATTATCGGCCTGAACAAAATGATCAGAACGACTACAAAAAGGGCCGCTATGACCACATATGGGACGCACTTGTGCATTCGTACAATAGACTTGCAAAAAAACAAGGACCCAATGATCAATAACACCATGAGGGCCAGAGCATATTTCCAGTAATTGTTCCGAGAAATTTGTGAATACGGGGAACCTTCTATAGTGTATCCCTCTAACATTCTAGCGCGGGCGGCCGCGTTCGCGCGGGCGGCCTCCTGTGCCGCTAGATCTACAGCCATAGAATCCGGAACGTTCTTAGGTGTCACGGCCGCTGGCGCTGGTGCCGACCCCGCGGCGACAATGGGTGGTGCCGGTGCCGCTAGATCTACATTGTTATTTGTGGGAATCAACGTTAGGCCTGAAAGAGCCATAGAATCCGGAACGTTCATAGGTGTCACGGCCGCTGGCGCTGGTGCCGGTGCCGGGGCGACAATGGGTGGTGCCGGTACCGGGGTGACAATGGGTGGTGCCGGTACCGGGGTGACAATGGGTGGTGCCGGTACCGGGGCGACAATGGGTGGTGCCGGTACCGGGGCGACAATGGGTGGTGCCGGTGCCCGGGAGACCGTGGGTGGTGCCGGTACCCGGGAGACCGTG